AGCCAGCCACGCTCAGTCGTTTGTTCTCGGTTCACGCTTACTGCAGCACCTTTGCCGCAGTTGGCTCCATGATCCGCAAGATCACCCAGGCCTGATCGGAGGCCGTCGTGACGGCAACTTACAGTCTGCAATACGGCGGGATCATTCCTGGCTATGTCACCGTTTCAACGCTGACACCAAACGAAGTTGTAGTTGGCGCAACCATCACGGTTGCGTCTGCTACTGCTCCGTACAACGGCACATATGTTGTTTACGAAATGCCACAATTTTTGCCAGTTAATGTTGGCACCGACGGGATCATTGAGTTTGATACTTCGTACCCAATTGAAAACGCGATTATGTATGCGCGCACTCAAACAGTTGAGGCATGGCACGCCCATACCGGCACGCTGACATTTACGCAGACTTGCACATGGGTGACAGGGCCACAGATCGCCACTTATCTTGGAATCACTACAGCTGGAGATGAAACCGCTTTTTTGGTGCAATGTGCAGATGCCACAAATGCGTTCTGTTTCAGGCGTCGCCAAGAATCTGGGTACATTGACTCGCTGACAACTTCACCGTCAGGCGACGTAACTCTCGGCGTTTTGATGTATGGGTCAGCGTTGTACAGACAAAGAGGAAGTGTCGATCAGTTCGCTAGTTTTACAGATATGGCGTCAGCGCCCGTTGTAGGGCTCTCAGGCATCGTCAAACAGTTGTTAGGCATCAGCAGACCACAGGTCGCCTAAAATGGCTTACACGGACTTCCTGAATGAGGCTTTAGATGATCTCGTCACTACTCTCCAAACTATTTCGGGCCTTAGGGTTGTTAACGATCCTCGCAATATCGCTCCACCTTGCGCTTTTGTTGATGCTCCATCCATCGAGTCGTTCAACTACAACATTGTCAAAATGACTTTTCCTGTGACCTTAATTAGTAACGGCCCAGGCAACTTGGACGCACTGCGACAGCTGCTTGACCTGACGTCATCTTTAATCCTCAAAAATGTGGCAGTCATGTCAGCCTCACCAAAAGTTGTTACTGTTGGCGGAGCAGAGTACGCCGGTTACGAACTCATCATTCCAATGCAAGCACAGAACGGATAAACCAATGGATCGTTACATCATCAGTTCAATTCGAGTTGGCGAGATCGGAACAGCGTTTATTGCTAGTCCGTCAGACGACATTGCCTGGCTACTTGAGGGTGGGTTCATTCAGCGTTCCGACACGCACCCGTCTAAGGGTGCTAAATTAGCGACGAAGCCCGACGCGACCGAAAACAAAAAGGATTGATTCGTCATGGCAACTTCAACAGTTCTCTCTAACCCAGTCGTCAAAATTGGCGCAGTCGACTTGTCGGATCAGTGCACCAGTGCAACCCTGTCATATAAAATTCAGGCATTACAAGCAAACGCTTTTGGCAGCACTGGCATCGCATACGTCGGTGGTTTGCAGGACAACACTTTAAGCCTTGACTTGTACTGGAGCACGAGCGCCAGCGAGACTTACGCAACTCTGAAATCTTTGGTTGGCACTGTCATCGCCACAGTAACCATCCAAGGTTCATCTGCCGCTACTAGCGCAACGAATCCGATAGGCACCCTAAGTGGCTCGTTTCTTTCCGAGGAACCTGTCGTATATGCCCTAGGAGCCCTTACCACTTGCAATATAGTCCTGATGGGCGGCACGTTTGCCTGGGCTGAAGCCTGATCTAAAACCTCAACAGAAATGAGCCCGACATGAAGTTAACGATCCGATTCGACATCGGTTACGGACCCGCCACCATTACTACAACGCTTGCAACACTTGTCGCTTGGGAACGAAAGTTCAAAATGAAAACGTCAGACCTTGCCGACAATTTCGGTATGGAGGACATGGCGTTCATGGCGTGGCACTCAGCCAAAGTCCAGACGGAACACGGTCAGGCCATACCGGTTGAATTTGATTCGTTTGTCAACAAACTTACTGACATTGAGATCGTGAACAGTGATCAGGGAAAAGTTACCCCGACGGAAGTTTCCGACACTCACTAGCGCAGCTGCTGGTCCTCACGGGCTACTTCCCTCATGATGTAGTATTTGATGTTGACGACCTCCTGACAGTCGCTGAGATCATGAAGGAGCGCAACAAATGACGATGCAAGTCCAAGGACTCGAATCCACTTTAAAAACGCTTCAAAAGATTCAGCCTGAGGTTAAGAAACAGTTTTTTAAAGACGCGAAGCAGATTGTGAAGCCTGCGATAGATGAGGCCAAGAACGCTTACCGTTCTGATTATTTGTCCGGTATGACTCGAGCATGGTCACCTGGCGGACGACCCATTTTCCCCTGGAATGTTGGCGCGGCTCAAAAAGGTGTGACAGTCCAGACGTCATTGTCTAAGAAACAGGACGCCGTTTTGATTTTTGCGCAGAAAGACGCTGGAGCGTCCATTTTTGATATGGCGGGCAAACGGACTGAGAACCGTCTTGGAGACGCTCTAAACCGATTCCAGACCCCTTCTCGTGTCATGTGGCGTTCCTATGAACATCACGCTGGCGACATTGAGAATCAAATGCAAAAGTCAGTAAACGAAGTCATGGATCGTATTTCGGCCCTTGAAAAGCTAGTGATCCTCTAATGGCTATTCGAATCCCAATTATTACCGATCTACAAGATCAGGGAATTAAAAACGCCAAGATCGCGTTCGGTAATTTTAAGACTGCTGTCAGGGACGCGGAAGGTGGCCTCGGCAAATTCAAGGCTGGTTCTAAATCCATTATGGATTCAGTGTCCGCTAATGCTGGCACTTTTGCTGTTGTCGGTGGAGCGGCTTTTGCGGCTTTTGCAGCTCAAGGAATCAAAGCGTTCCAAGATGTCGCGTTAGAAGCTGGCAAGTTTGCTGATGCGACTGGACTCCAAGTTGAGGACGCCTCTAGGTGGCGTGAAGTAGCAGGCGATATCGGTATCGGTGCGGATTCGTTGCAGACCGCTATCGGCAAAATGAATCAAACAGTCGGTCAAAATCCCGATTTGTTTCACAAACTTGGAGTTGATCTGGAATATGCGAAAGACGGTTCGCTAGACGTCAACGCAACATTTCTCAACACCATTGAGCATTTAAAGAATATTAAAGACCCAGCCCAGCGCGCTCGAGAAGGAGTAAAACTTCTCGGTAAGGGTTGGCGCGATATGGCTCAACTGATCAACATTGGATCAGATGATCTGTCCAAATCGTTGGACAAAGTTTCGGCTTCAAAAGTAATCACCCCAAAAGAATTGGAACAGGCCCGCCAGTTCCGTGACACCATGAACGATCTCAAGGATCATCTTGAGGACATTACAATTGCGTTTGGTCAAGTGCTTATTCCGCTTTTGGACACAGTTGCAAAAAAACTTGAACCGATAATGAAAATATTATCGTTTGATGTTGGTGGTTTCGGCATTGGTGACGCGATCGGCACAGTGACGGGACAAGTCATTGACGCCATAAATCCGGTGACATATTTCAGTAACGCTTGGAATGGCCTTACAGGAGTGTTTGAAGACGGCGCTTCAATGACTGATCGCGCCGTGTCAGCTGTTCAAGCTGCGGTATCAGTGGTCCCGCTAGTGGGAGACACGCTTAATGACATGGTTGGTTGGTTTAAAGACGACAAACCAAAAATTGAAGTGTTCGCTGGTGCGATGCGCGAAGCACGGGACGACAGCAAACAATTTGCTGAGTTAATTCGAGACAAAACAAATCCGGAACTTCAACATCTAGCGGACAAACTTGTTTTGGCTAAAACTGCAACAGATAACGCAAAAGCGGCTTGGTCCAATCTGATCGGACAGTTTGAACGCCAGGTCTCGTTTGACAAACTTGACAACGACATTGACACCCTCAAAGAAAAAGCGATCGCGGCTTTTGGTGGTGGCAAAGCAGAGATGGATGCGTTCCACGAAGCGCAGCTCATCGTCGCGCAAGATTTTGAAAAGATGGTGCAGAACTTCCCGCCTGAATTATCAACCAAAATTTCTATTGCGATCAACAGTGGTGATCTTGCTCAACTTGCTTGGGCCGCTGGAACAATCAAGTTTTTAGGCAATCCGATCGGGTCTGGCGGTAATGATCCGTCCATCTATCGCAGAGTGGAAAACGGCAGTATTCCCGCTCGAGCTATGGGTGGTCCGGTTATGGGCGGACAATCCTATTTAGTGGGTGAGCGCGGGCCTGAACTTTTTACGCCTGGCACGTCTGGCAGTATTACGCCTAACGGTGGTGGCGGTAGCACGATCAACATTACTGTCCAAGGCGCCGACCCCAATGAGGTTGTTAGAGCGTTGCAGGCATACAACCGCAACACAGGCAAACTTCCTGTCAGTGTGCAGTAATGGCTAAGCACGCTTGGATATTTGTTTACGGTGCAAGTCCAACCGTTTTTACCAGTGACGTACTTTCGTTTTCTGGTAACTGGGGACGCCAAAACTATTTAGACAACTATGCAGGCGGCGGCTTTTCGGTCACAATTAAAAACAACACAAATCAGGTTGCGTCGTTTATTCGAGGCACCACAGTACAAATCCAATTTTCAGACACTCAACCCTGCTGGACTGGCAAAGTAACGACAGTTAATTACAACGATTATCCAGGCAACACAGGACTATCTACAGCAACGATTCAGTGCGTAGACATTCTTGCCCAGGCTGGCAAGTTCACTATGAAAAATATGAACTACACGGCAGCTCAGACTTGTACGCAGGCGGCCCAAACTAACGCTTTGTTTCCTACGGCCCCACAAATTACTTCTAGTACAGCTGGCGATTCCACGGCTAGTGGTACGGGTGGCACATATAGCGGAACAATCTTGAACCGTCTAAATGTTTTGAATAACACCGAAAAAGGTTTGTTAACTGCTGGTTCAACGCTTATTGGATTTATAGCCCGTTCACAAGTTTACTTTTCTAGTACGAGTGTTCAATTAAAACGCACTGGCAACGATGCAACAACTATCTCGTACACCGATATTCGCCGTATTGGTTTGGGTGACAACTTTATGAATCAAGTAACTGTCACGCCCGAAACGGTTGCGGCGCAATTATCTGACAACACAACTTCACAGACCGCTTACGGTATTAGTGGTTATTCGTTAAGTACCGCTGACTCGACTACTACGCAGGCCGCCGATCTTGCGTCGTGGCTTAGCACTATGCAGGGCGACCCAGCGACTTTGAGATATGAAGTTGATTTTGATGACGTTAGTTGTAATGCGACAGCGTTTAGAGATTTTATGTACGACGCTCTTTATGTTTTGAGACCTAATGTGACTATGCAGTATCAGGCGCAGGGTCAGTCGTTGCAAACGATTCCTAGTGTTATTGAGGGCATGTCTTTTAGTGGTACACCGGCTCAAACTAATGTGACGGTGTATTTGTCGCCAGCAAGTTATTACCAGTATTTCATTCTTGACAGCACTACTTACGGTATTTTGGATACCAGTCGACTCGGCTGGTAAAGGAGAAAACATTATGGCTACACAGTGGACAGCAGGGACGACTAGCGGGCAGGTGTTGACAGCTGCGACGCTCAACACCATCGGGGCCGCATGGGAAACATGGACACCCGTTTGGACTGGCTCAACAACTAACCCAGCAATTGGCAACGGAACAATTACTGGTTCTTACGCCCGCATTAACAAAACTGTTATCGGTCAAATGTCAATAATTGTTGGTTCAACTACCACATTTGGAACGGGCACCTATCGAATATCGCTGCCTTTCGGCACTATGGTTTCAGCAAACGGCGCAGTAGGTTACGCCACATTATTTGACGCTTCAGCGGGCTATGTCGCCTACACAGGTTTAGCAACACAAGCCTCTACTAGCCTTTTTGAATTTCGTTTAGGCAATGCACAAGGACAATTTTCATCAACTGTTCCAGTTACTTTGGCATCCGCAGACCAATTTAGGTTTGCATTTATTTACGAGGCGGCATGACCATGAACCACGATTTAACTTCCACACTTGACCCAGACGAAGTACCAGTCGAATGGTGGCATGAACGTATGCGCCTACACCGTGACCGCCTACTCAAAGACTCCGACTGGACACAACTACCAGACGCACCCTGCGACACTCAAGCATGGGCAACCTACCGCCAAGCCCTCAGGGACTTCCCAGCCACATGGACAGCAGGACCCAAAGCCGACCTACCAGATACACCATGAAAACTCTGGTTTTGATCGCAGGACTATCCATAGCCCTCATGTTTGTCGTCACCAGCTGCGGTGACCGCACTCGAGACAACTGCCAAACCCACCCAACATCAACAAGGTGCAACCCATGAAACGACTAACCAACTCAGAAATTAAAGCGCGCCTAATCCTGATCGTCGGCATCACACTGTCAGCAACGTTTGTTATCTCTACCGTGTCACTGCTTTACGGACTTCTATTTGTTATCCAGCCCTTAGAAGTATCACCAAACGACGAATCAGCGTGGTCACTACTATCCCCAATGATGCTTTTCCTAACTGGGGCCCTATCTGGAATCCTCGCCTCAAACGGCCTTAAAGACAAGGACAGAGACAATGACGTCTAGACCGTACACAGGCAACACCGACGCCGTACACGCTCAAAAACGTGAAGGCACAAAAACAATCGTTGACTACTGCTGTTACCTTTTCGGCGTAACAAACATAGGCATTTTTAACGACAGAAACATGGTCGGCACAACCCCACCAAAGAAGTCAGTACACGCCACTTGGCGGGCCGTAGACCTCAAAGGCACCCCTGAACAACGAATCAAACTAATTGACTTTCTGTTTACCCACCGTGACATTTTGGGTATAGAGGAAATACACGATTATGCAGGCAGTTACAAAGTAAACCCTTTGGGCTGGGGTGCGGGTTTTCGTTGCGACAGGGACAGTTGGAAGGTGTACGACAAAAACACTATTGGCTCAAAAGGCGCTCAATGGGTTCATGTCGAGGTGTCGCCACTAATCGCAGACCATGCTGATGTCGTCCACCATGCGTTTAAAACTATTATGGGTACTTGACTTATACCTACAAAATAGGTAAACCTACTCCCGACCTCGGAAACCCGACTCAGGAGGAAAGATGCAATTAGACTTATTTTCGGAACTTGATGTTCCAGAAATGCCAGCAGAACGGCTCAAGTATGAAGCGTTCAAAGAGGCAAACCCGTGGGTTATAGAACGACTCACCAAAATGTGTTACGCCCTATACAACAACGGCCACAACCATTACGGCATCGGCGCACTCGTAGAA